TGTTCCAGGGAAAAGAAGCGGCCCGGTTCCATGAGATGCTCTGCGCCTGGGGAGAACAGGCGGCCAAGCTGAAGTCGGGAGAGATCAGCAAAGAGGACTACGACCGCTGGCGTTACCGCTACCCGGAGTTTGATACCACAGGCCATTGGCATAAGGTTATCCCTTCTCAGGGCCTCAGCGATATGCTGGTAGAGGAACTGAACAAGGACAAGAAAGGAAAATAAAAAAAGGTCTAACCGACTTGCAAAAATCGGTTAGACCTTTTCTCTTGGATAAGTTTTTAATCTGCACCTGCAAACCGCCCGTTACCTGCCAAAAAATCAGCAAGTATGGATTTGACGAGTGCTATCAATCTGCTATCAAATGGGGAATTGGAAAATCAAAAAGTCAGTATTTTCAAGGGTTTGCGGGCCCTCATATTCACTTTTTGCTTATTCCCACTCGATTGATGGGGGCTGTTTCGCCTTATTTTTCGCGGTATTTCGGTCTATCTGCCTGTCCTGTGTTGCGGTGTTTCTCCATAGTCTCCACCGCTTTCAGGCGGCGTAATGCCAAAACAATTCCACGCGCAGATTATACCACGGTCAGGTAGGACAGCGCAACCCAGGACGTGATTTCCTTGAGAAGCGCCTCCTGGACCCCCTTGTGGGTGGCGATCTGCTTCACGGTGTACCGGCGGTTCTTGCCGCTCACGTAGTCCGGGACCTTGGCCCCTCTGGAGGTGGCGAGGCCGCCGTAGACGGCCCCGGCCTGGATGGTGACGGTGCTGCCCACCGTCACGGCCTTGGACGCCGTAGAGCTGCTGGTGCCGTTCTTGGTGGCGTAGTCCAAAGAAATCCACCCGGCTCCGCTCTTGAGCTTGCCCCACTTGGAAGCGCCGGTGCCGCCGGCCTCCGCAACGATGGTGTAGACGCCGGGGTTGATAGCGCCCTTGCTGCCGTAGTTGGTGCCGGGGCCGGAACGGATATTGAGGTCCGTCGCTGTCACTTTCACCGTGTAGTTTACGGCTGTCTGAGCGCTGCCGGATGCGCCGGTGCCGGTGCTGGGGCTGGTGGTGCTGGAGCTGCCACCCAGCCGCTTCGTGACCTCGGCGGCAATCTCGCCGTGGAGGTTGTAGAGGTAATCGCCGGGGCAAGACTTGTTCGCAAACCAGCGGTGAACGGTCATCACCATCTCCCCGGACTTGGGGGCATAGGCAAGGGTCTTCGCCTTGTCCCCGAACCAGAGCAGCTTCTTGGCCCCGTTCCGGCGGCAAATATCCGTCACAAGGTCCAGCAGCGCGGCATAGGCCGCCGCCGTGACCTTGTAGGGGGCCTTGTTCTCGCTGGCCGTCTCAATGGTAATGGCGCGGTGGTCGTTGGAGGAGCTGGAGGTACACCAGCTCCGGTCCTTTTCCTCCACGCACAGGCCGATGGAGCCGTCATAGCCCACAACGTAGTTGCAGGACGCTTGCTCGCTGGAGGGCTGGAAGACCTCACACCCGCGCTTAGCGGTCACTTGGCCGACGAAACAATGGATGCTGATGGTGTCGATTTTATGATTGCGGGGACTGTTCTTGTTGGGGCTGATGAGGGTATAGGTCGCAAGGCTGCTGTTACTCATGGTTGGTTTCCTCCTTGTCCTCGCTGACTTCGGTAGTGGTCTCAATGGCGATGCCCTCCAGAGGGATGATGCCCTGGGTCAGCTCATAGACGGCGGCCTCGATGAGCGCGTCAAGCTCATTCTCATTCACAGTGACGCCGCGCTCTTTCAGCCAGGCAATAACGTACTGCTTCTTCTCTTCTCCGTGCCCGCTGCCCTTGAAAATCTGCTCAGCAGCGGAGACGGCGATTTTGACCCAGGCGTTGATTTCCGCCTGCTGGGATGCCGTGGTCTTGGACTTGATGAACGGGATGAGCACACAGGTAACGATGACGCCGATCAGAGCGGCCACAGCTTCGATGATAGGGGTGATGTCGTACATGATAAATCCTCCTTGTTTTTATCCGAGTGTAGGTCCGCTGGTGTCGGACCCGCCCTCTGTGTTGTTGGTTTGGAATGGGTTTCCGTCAGCGTCCAGCCCGTGGCGGTTTCGACTGACTTTTTCGGTGGTGGATGCCGCCGCATAGCTCACCAGATAGCCGATGCAGGCGGTAAAGATGGTGGTGGTAACATCGCTCGCGGTCTGCTTGTCCAGGTAGGCGAGGATGTAGGAAGCTACGGCGGTGGCCGTGGCAATAAGGACGGCCCACGCAGCGAGCTTCTTTTTGAACTCCCATGGGCGGCGCGTCTTGGCGCGTTTCCCCTCATACTTACCAGCCATAGCGTCCCCCTCAGTCCATCAAGGAGGAAACGCCTTGCCGGGTGAGGAAGTCCTTTTGCTTGTGTTTGATGTCGGCGGCGTAGTCCAGGGCGTCGTGCATATCCCCGTTACAGTGGGCGTCGGGGATGCGCTGGACGGCCCTTGCAGTCGCTTCCCCCAGGGCAATAGCGGCATTGGTCCCCTGGACAACCAGGACGAAGAGGTCCTTTTGGCCCTGTTCCTGGGCCGCCTGTTCCTTTTCCCGCTTGTCGATACGGCGCTCCAGACGCCAGATGATAAGGCCCATGATCGCGCTCGGAATACCCATAGCCGCGACAAAAGCAAGCACCATCTGGCCCAGGCCGATGTTTACTTCCATTGGTCTCACCCCTTTACTCCGTCACGACCTTGTAGTAGTCGTCCAGGAGCGCCGGGGGCGCCCAACCATCCTGCTTGGTGAAGACACGCAGGACCTCATACTCCGTGCCGTCGTGGGTGAAATGGTCGCCTACCTGGAACGTGTGATTGGCCTCCAGTTCATCCCAATCCGGGACATTCCCCGGCTCCGGCCCCGGTTCGGGTTCCGGCTCCGGCTCTACTTCTTCGTAGAGCTTGTACTCAGAGGGGACCAGGTGGGGGTAGTGCGGCTCATAGAGCGTGACGCCCGCCTCCTTGATGGGGGTATAGAGCTTCTGGTCCACGGGGTCCCGGCGCACCGCTCCGTAGGGGACGTGCTCGCCCCACATGAAGTCCAGATACCCTCCGGGTTCCTCCGGCTCGCTACGAAGCGGACGGAACAACGTCCGCCCGCCCACGGTTCCAGGTGCCCAATCCGCCTGCGCCTGGTGCTGCGTGGTGCAGATGTAAAGCTCGCTGTCCGGCCCCACGATAGGCTCATCCTTGAAGATGGTCCCCATGGTGGCACTCCAGATGCGGGTGCCGTCCGCCGCCGCGATGATTTTCAGCTCGGCGTCGGTGTAGTCTCCGCTCTCAACCTGTCCGGCGCGGATGAGGTTCGCCCGCGCCCGGTTCACATGAAGCTCCGGGAGGCCAGGGCCGCCCATCTCCACCAGAGCGTCATGGGTGGCAAGGATGGCTGCCCACAGCTCATAGGTGTCCACGCTCTTTTCCTGCTTCTGGTAGGCGCGGGCTTCGTCAAGACTTCTCATAGTCATTCCCCCTTAGATGTAGCTTGCGGACAGAGAGTAGCAGGCGATGCTTTCATACCCTCCGACCTTGGTGATCTGGACGCGGACACCCACCGCAAAGCTATCCGCAGTCTTCGCGGAATTGCTGAAAATGTGCTTGAGGCCGAGCTGTGCAGTCTCCCAGGTCGGCTCTTCGTCGTTGTAGTTGTTGCAGACCTGGATTGTCACGCCGTCCTCGTGGGCGTTGTACCGCATGGAGACAAGGATTTTCTGAGCGGCGGCGCTGGTGTCATCCACCTTCCAGTCAAAGTCGATGATGGAGACGGACCGGGTAAAGGTGATGGTACGGGTGACGCTGTTCCCGGCGCTGTCCGAGACCTTGATAGTCATGGTGTGCGGCCCAGTGAGGGCGGCGAACTGCGCCGCCGTGAGCGCAAAGGTGTATTGGTGGTTCCGCTCTGCCGGGGTGATGGTATTAAGGGTCACACCATCCAGGCTCTCTACGATGGTGAGCGTGTCTCCGGCGTCCCCGTCGTTGACCGTGTACTGGAACGAGGGCGGCGTAGTCACCACGCCGAGCTGCTGATCGCTGCCGCTGACCGTCGGGTCCACGTTGTGGGTGACGGTCCGCGTCGGGCTGGTGGTGTATCCGCTGTATGCGTTCTTGCTGTCCTTTGCGCGGACGCGGTAGGCGACGGAGTTCATCGCCGTGGTGATCGTGTCGGTAAACTGCGTCGCGGCCCCGTCGTAGATTTTGGACCATGCGCCGCCGTTGTACTGCCGCTCCAGCTCATAGCTCACGGCGTCGGTGTCCGGGTCCACCGACGCCGCCCAGGACACGGTGAGGCCCTTCCCACTCCGCACATCTTCGGGCACGGTGATGGACGGGGGTGTGGTCGGTGCGTTGTTCCAGACAATCGTGTAGTATCCTTCACTGTCAGGAGTGTCAGATACCAAGATGTCAGAGCTCAGATTCAAAGCCGGGCGCACGCCCCTGTCGCCGCTGGACGCGCCGTCGCGGTTGAGGCTCCCGTCCGAGCTCACGTAGCGGACGCTGTACGCGCTCGACGAATACGGGGAGCGGAGCCACCAGTACCAATACTGCGAAGCACTCAAGCTGCTGTTGGTGTACTCGCTGTTGCTCACGGCCTGGGCCGTAGGCATGGCGCGTCTGCTGTTGTTATCGCTGAACATGGCGAGCTTGCTGCCCTCGGAAATTCCGTTCTCAGAACCGAGGCCGACCTCTGCCATAGACAGCAGGAAAACCTTGTCCTGCACAGTTTCGGAACCGCTGCCGTCCACGCTGGGCTTCGCAACGGTCAGGGTGGTAGTGAGTAGGGCGGCCAGCATTTCAGGGCTAAAGCCCGTCAGGAAGCCCGCCTGGGTGTCGTACTCGTTGTAGTTGCTCCAGACATAGGCGTTGGAGGGGGCGCGGTCATAGCTGTGCTGCGCCTGATACCAGCCGGTGCCGCTCTTATTGAGCCACTGGCGGATATTTGCAAGGGAATAGCGGTTGTTGCCGTAGTTTCTGCGGTCGCTGTTCCCGCCACTCTCCATGGCGTCGAAGCAGCAGATTTTGATGATCCGCTCGGTGACAAGGGTAACGGAGTTTGCGGGGTATCCCGCATGACCTTTATCACCGATCACAAATCCGATGGGGACGCCGTAATATTTGGTGTTCGTATCTCTGACCTTTGCCAGGACAGGAAGGTTGCTGATCTTCTGCGGCATGGTTTGAGGTTACACTCCTTTCAAAGATCGAGGCGCAAACTGCGTCATACTTGGTGATGAGGGACCGGCATTGACCGTGGGAAGCATGAGCCCTCCAGCTCTGGTAGCTCTCTTCGATCTGCTTCCGGGTCATGGCCCCGTTTTCATACATCACCGCGTATTTCCGCAGCTTGCGCCTCATTCTGTCTTTACTGGAACGCCTGACTTTCCGAATGACCTTTCCTGTGTCGGTCAGGTACGTATGGAAGCCCAAAAAATCGAGGCCGTTCCGTAGTGGGAAGATCTGTGTCTTCTGGTTCAGCTCCAGCCCACGAGGGGCGAGAAGCTGCTCGATCTTGCGCCACGCCTCACGCAGCGCCTCTTTGTCCTCGCTGATGAGGTAAAAATCATCCATGTACCGGCCATAATACCGAACATGAAGGACCTCCTTCACGAAGTGATCGAGTTCGTTCAGATACAATAGCGCGTACACTTGGGAGGACTGATTTCCAATCGGGATACCCACGTTGCCCGGCGTGCTGTCGATGATCGCGTCGGACAAGGCCTGGCTTCGTGGGTCCATCAGCAGCCGGTTCACATCACGCTTGAGAATGTCATGCCGGATACTGGCGAAGTAATGGCGGACGTCAGCCTTAAGGACCCAGCCGTCGGCGCTCCCGTGCTTGCGGTAATACTCCCGCATGAAATCACGGAGGCGGTCGAGGCCGAAATGGGTCCCTTTCCCCACCTGGGAACCGTAGTTGTCCAGGATGAACGGCCTGGAGAGGACCGGGTATAGGATATTGTCGCAGAAGGCGTGCTGGACGATTTTGTCCTTGATACTGTTGGTCTGAATGAGGCGCTTTTTGGGCTCAAACACGTAGAACTCGTGATAATTTCCCGGCTTATAGGTCCCCTCGCTCAGCTCCTTTTGCAGGACGGTGACGGCCTCAAGGGCATTCGATTCCACCTTTGCAACAGCGTCCTTCCACCGCTTTCCCTTCCGGGCCGCTCGGTACGCTGCATAGAGATTGGAGAAGTCATAGACGACTTCAAAATTTTGTTCTACCTTCATAGGCTCCCTTCGCTGCTGATAGCCCAGGGGCTCCACTGTGCGAGCTCCCGGACGTCAACGATATGTGTTTATCCCTTCCCTGTCAGGTCGGGACAGGATACGCCTTCCTTTGATGGTGGGCTTCTGCTTTCGCCCTTACGGGCTACTCGATCTCGGTATTCCACCGAAGCCGGGCGCACGCCCCTGTTGCCGTTGTACGCGTTGTTGTTGTTGAGGCTCCCGTCCGAGTTCACGTAGCGGACGTTGTTCGCGTTCGACGAATTCGGGGAGCGGACAAGGCACACCGAGGGAGATGCACGTACAAGGCGCACCCTTTGGCTCTCAAATCATCACCGGCGCGGCCCGCTCTGGAATTGCTGACGGAACCGCTCGGTGTCCTTCTTTCGCCACGACGCTGCAAGGTTCTTTACGTCGGTGGTGAGCCCCGTCCAATACTCACACCGCCTGATGTCGATATACCCCTGTTCCAGAGCTATATCCAGGAAGTTCAGAAACACCTTGCAGTTTGTCAGGACCTCTTTCTGGAGGTCAAGCCGGACTTGCGCCTCAGCGACGGTCCGAGGAAATATCTCGTTGGCCGCTATTATGTCGTGAAGGATTTGAATTGAGATGTTCTGCATACGCTGGCAGAGAGTGAACCGCACCTTCTTCGGAAACAACTTCGTGTTGTTCGTGAGCTGCAAGGTATGATTTACAAGGTCTTTCGCCTTACAAACGATGGTTAGTTCACCGTGCCGGTTCTGCAAACCGGACACCTCCTTTCGCGCATGGCCTCGATCTCTTCCGCCGGTACGCCGTCCACTTCCAGGACGCCGGGCCGCACGCGGATGACGACCTTCTGGCCTTTATATCCCAAACCGCAAAGCACAAGCCCCTCAATCCCTTCACAGGGACAAGGGGCTTGAAGTTCTGCGATCAGGTTCGGAATTAGGCAGCTCGCCTCTTCGGCGCTGCACAGGACGCCGCTCATGCGGTGATGGAACGGCTGGTCTGGCTCCAAATGCCGTCCCGGATGACAATGCCGGTCAGGTTGAGGAAGTCCGCCGTCCTGTTGATACCGCCGGGCATATCGCCGGACATCAGATCATTCAGCAGGTCGATGTCCGTCTGATGATCGTTCAGAATGTCTTGCAGGCCGATAATATCGGCGATCTCGTGGCTGTGGCCGATCAGGGCGTAGTCCTCAAGATCGACAATGCGGGCGAGCGCGTTCGGGTTGATGATCGCCTGGACGGACGTCGCGCTGGAGATAATACTCTGGATTTCAAACGTGACAAGGGAGTTTGTAGCCCCTCCAGACGCCCGAATCCAGGACGGGTGCTCGTGCAGGTCCAGATAGGTGTAGGCCACGTCGGCGCCGGCGTCCGGGTCCTCAACATAGAGGACCACGCCCTTACAGGGGAAGCCCACAGCAACGCCGATACTGGTCGCCTGGACCGTGACGGTCGCCTCGCCGGTTCCGGTGTTTTCAACCTTGGCGATCATGCCTTCTCCGGCCTCCTGGATGGGGCCGGTCAGCTCTTCGATCACGGTCCCTTCCGGGAGATCGCCGCTGTCAAGAAGAGCCTTTGTGTACTTAACGGGCCCGGCCTGGGCGAGGATACGGCCCAGGACCTCATAACCGCTATTGAGCGGCACGGCCCCGTCGTTGTCGGGTGTCGATTCGACCATGGGGTCGAGCTCAAAATCGTTTGGCATTTCTGTTACCTCCTGTTTGCTCCGGTGATGATGATGTCCTCAAAGACGGTGGTCGCCACATAGAACCGGGCCGCCCCGCGCTGCGTGGTCGCCTGCCGGATTTTGGCCGTGTGGTCTGTCTGCTCAAGGGCAGCGATACCGAGATAGCTGCGGCCGCGCCCGCTCTGGTAGGTTCTGAGGAAAACGCGGGTCCCCACCCCCGCCGCCGCGATACGCTTCATCAGCTCGGCAATGAGAGGGGCCGCCTCCAGGCGCTCGGCGTCCAGAATATCTTCATCCACGTAAATCCAGATTTTCGCCGGGAAGAGCTCTTGTACCTCGATCTCGGAGGCGTCCACGTTGAACAGCGAGGCCGCCGCCGTGATGATGGTGTTGATGTCTCCGCCTGAGAGCAGCGCAATCATCTTGACCTTGATAAGAAGGCGGTAGAAGGTGTCGTCCGCACCGCCACGGGCAACGCCGAAGTTGGCCCCGTAGCGGTCCAGGACGTCCCCGACCGCATTGTCGATGTCATCCCATAGCTTGAGCCGGTCGGCGTTCTCGTGGATGATCTCAAGGCCCCAGGCAAGGGTCCCGAAGAGGCGGCCGATGTTGGTTTCGAGGGGGAGGCTGTGGCGGTCGTTCCTCATGTCCTGCTGGGCATAGGCGCCGGTCAGGTACTCCAGCATTTGGGACAGGTGTCCGTAGCTCATGCGCCCACCGCCTTTGTGATGGTGATTTTGCTGTTGTCCGTGACGGCCTTCTCCCTGGTGTCAATGACGATGTTGCCCTCTCCGTAGTCGCTGCCGGTTTCGCTGATCGCAAGATCGAAGTCCACGACACCGGGAACAGAGAGGATGACGTCAGGAAGGGTCATGTACCGCACATCGCTCCCGATGGTGAGGCCGCCGCGCACGTCACCGCCGATGTAGTCGATCAGCGCGGACTTGATACGGTCGTCCCCATCCGCCGGATAGTCCGTGTCAGTTTCCAGGTTGGACACCTGGATATAGACCGGGACCGTAGTCGGCCTGGAGAAGTTGATGTTGATACTCTGGCCGCTGGCGGCGATGACGGCAATCGTGGTGCTACCGAATGTCTGGATACCGGCGGCCTTGCGCCGGAAGATCGCCTGGGCGATGTCTGCGTCCAGACCGCCGTAGACCACCGCCTCAATGCTGTGGGGAGGGAGGCCGAGGTCGTCGGTTTCGTCGGTGTCGTTCTCATAGCAGATCGCGGAGTACACGCTCTCGACGTTCTGCATGATCTCACCGGCGATGGCGTCGGCATTGACGCCGCCCGCGTAGTCCACCGACTGGTA